AGTCTTGTTCTTCCACCAAAAATAGCTTGTCCACACAAAGATCCAGAACCAACAGAAACGTTTGCTGCATATTGTGCTGAACACGTAGCTGAAGTTATTGACAAAAATATACTAGTCCCCGCCACTGTTTCAGCAGAACTAGTAGAAGTGATGATTTCAGTTAGAGCATTTCCAAAAACATCTGTTCCAACAACAGTAACTGTTTTTGCATTATCGCCAGTTCCTGCCGTTGTAACTGTAACATTTCTTCCTGCCCCACTTGCATGAGTAGTGTTAGCTAAAGTGAAAGCTCCCGTTGGTCTAGCTGCAACAGCTATTCTTGTGGTGCTTGCTGCATTTTCATCACTAACTGTGAGTGCTCGTACGTCTGAACGACCTGCCATATCACTCTCCTATTAATAAACGGAATATTCTATTTCAAGTGTACCACGGAAAGCAGTTAAAGCAGCATCACAAGCAGCACCAGCACCCATGTATAAATGTTTACTAGCTATCGCTGCATTAAGATTTGGTTCAAACACATGAAATGTACCAGCACTTGCATCTAAATCAATATCAACTTCTGTTACTGAATCTGTTGCTGATATTCTTGGATTAAATGATGTTACACCCGCACCAACAATCTCTGTACCAGAGGATATAGCAGTATTAGTTGCAGTGCCCGATGTAGCACTTAACTGTAAGTTTGCTAAAGATTGTGCATCACTTGCAGCAGGAGTTGTTATTCCAAGGACTATTTTGTGAATGAAAAATTTACTCGCAGTTACTAAAGCATCTGGATGGTCAGTATTTAGTTCTCCAATCTCAACAAGAACATCATTGTCTCCATAAGTAACAGATGCTGCATTTGTACCAGCTAAACTCACTGCAAATGTTTGAATCTTTCTTGTTCCTAAAGAAATAAGTTGTCCAGTTGAATTTATTGAAAAACCAGTTTCTGTAACTGCACCAGTTGTTGTACTTTTATTTATTACGTTAAATCCACCCTCAGAACGGACTGGACCCGAAAAAGTTGTATTAGCCATTTAAATCTCCTTGTCGTGGCAAATGTCGAGGTTGATTCCTCGTCAAGGTATTAAAACTATAACATAAAAAAAGAGCGACTGTAAAGCCGCTCTTTTCATCCGATGAGGGATTTCTAATTATGCACCCTTTGATCCAAAGACACATCTTGGATCGGAAAATCCAAAACTGTATCTTTCTCTGGCCTTAAATCTCATATTGCCAGTATCAAAATCTGCTTCCATTTGAGTAGCTAATGGTGTTCTCTCAAAATGCATAAAGCCTCTTGGAGTATCTGTTAAGATGAAAAATGCATCTGTGTCAGTCAAAAAGTCATTAACTGTGTAACCTTCTGGAAGCATTCCAGTTGATCTAATTGCGTTAATGTCATTGTCTGCTGTTGCAGTTCTCAAATTAGATGCCATTAGCCTTTCAGCTACAAATTGTAGTTGACGTGGTATAACTAACTTTCTACCAGTCAATGCAATTTTAAGACCTCTTTCATCAACAAAACCTGCAATACTTATCAAAGCATCTTCTAAAGATGTTTCGTTAAGGTCCGCATCTGTTGATGGCTCATTAGCAAAAGTACCACCAGTTATAATTGGGTGTGCAGTTGAACATAACTCAACTCCGTCACCACCAGTAACTGAACTATCAAAAGCATTATTAAGAACAGAAGCTGCCTTAACTTGCTTTGTATGTGCCATTGATCTTGCTAATGCACGTGTATATCTTGAAGACAATCTGTCATACAAGTTGTCCTCTACTGCTTCTTCAGTGATTGAGAAAGCTAAAGCAATAGTTTCATGATTGTAGCGAGCAGTGAATGATTCGTTGGCATCATCAAATGATACTCCAGAACCTTCTTGTTTCACTGGTGCTGCACCAAAACCAGAAAGCATTACTTCTTCTTCAAAAGATCTATCTGAAGATTCAGTTGTAAAAATTTCAGCATGTTGATTTTCATACCTGCCGAATTCCATACCAAAGAGGGCATTTAAGCCAGGCTCTAATTCTTTGGCGAGTTGTGCTCTTGAAATTGCCATAGTTAAGCCTCCTTATGATATAGCAGCATCACTATCTCCGACAGAACTGAAGAAGACATGATTATTGATTTTTACGATATACTTAATTCCAGCAGCAGTATGATCTTGATTTTCTACGTCCTCTTGAATTCCAAGAATCATCAAAGGATTTGATGGATCGGAATCTTCAGCAGTAGAAATGTCTATCTGTGCGGTTGATATACCAGTTGTTGTGTTTCCACTTGTAGCATTCTCTAACTCAGCAGTTTTGAAAATATCAACTTTTGCGGTAGCTCTGCTAGTATTAGTACCATCAGAACATATGACATACCTTTGCATTGGATTGTCATATACAAAGCCTTTAATATCAAAATTAGTATCGGCTGAACCATCTCCTGGCCACGTGTTGGAAAATTTTAATTTCTTTGTAGTGTTGTCAACGTATTCACACCCAGCAAAAACTCCTAAGATCTGCCTTGCGTCTCCAGTAGCAGCACCCAGTACTTGGATTGTACCACCAGTTAACTCGACTTGAACAGGAGTGCCTTGGAAAATAGCTGCTGCATCACTAGCAATGAAATACTGATTTGTGCCACCAGGGTTTGTACCCCCCATAGCATTAATTGGCTTTAGACCAAATTTTAAATCTGCATTTGCCATTTATAGCTCCTTATTAAGTTAAAAGATAAGAGATTATTTCTTACCTCCGAAAGTTACTTGACTCCGCCTATTATTTTCAATAGGCATGGAAGGATGTTGTTCCTTCATTAAGTCTGAGTCTACGGCAGTCATTTGATTGCGGGTCTGATCCCGATAATATTCAGTTCTCTCTTCAACTGTCTCCTCAGGAATTCTGGCGAGCATTAACCCACCATTACCAATTACACCCTCATGTTTTCCTTCTTCAACTGAAGCAAAGTCTTGATCGGGATATTCATCAACTCTTACTGGCTCATAACCTTCTCTAAGTCTTTGATGAACGTTCATTTGATCGTCATCTCCTCTTAAATGTGTTCTGATCCAACGATGTTTAAACCCATCTTTTGGCTTCGGAGCGTCTAGTCTACTAGGTGGTGCCCATGGTTTTCTGCGTGTTGTCTTAGCACGTGTATTGTCTGATCGTGGAGTTGTTCTATCTGTCATAATATTTCCTACTCTTTCACATATTTAGCATATTCTTCAAGAGGAACATTTAGTCTTTTAGCCATCTGTACTTGCGATGGTGTTAACTTCACGGTCCTGCGTCCCTTACTGTTACTGCGAGATGCCGTGCTATCAGCGGGTGCGACTCTGTTAACACTACTCGTTTTTTCTTCTTGAAACTCCTCGGGAAATCTTTTCCTAATTCGTTTATCTAACTCAGAATAGTACTCATCGCTTCCTAAGTCAAATCCTTCTTGTTGTAATTTTTTATCAACACCAAAAGCAAGTGCCGTCATTTCATCGTTTTCACCAAACCAAATGTTCTTTTCTGCCCACGCTTTAGCTTTTGGATCTGGCTCTGGTGCAGGTTGTGCTTGTGTTTGAACAGGAGGTTGAGTCTGAATTGTTTCACGTGAAACATCTTGATCCTCTTGTCTTTGTTTAGCTATTCTATGTCTTTCTTGCTCAATGGTAACTTTAGCAATTGCTTGTGAAGCTTTGACCATTGCATCAGTATCATTTACTTCAAGTGCCTTTTTATAAGCTTCAGACGCAGACGCTAGTTGGGACTCAATCCTAGTTCCATATTCAGATATGTAACCCTTATCTAAGTTTTGTATTTGAGTCTCAAGCTTTGAGTTTTGATCTTTTAACTGTTTAGCTAAACGAACCGCTTCTTCTTTATCACGTTGTTCTTTTCTATAACGATCAGTAATCTGGTTGATTCTTGTTTGAACCTTTTTACTATATTCCGTTACTTCATCATCTTCTTTTTTTTCTTCTTTAACTTCAGTAACTTGCTCTGATTTCTTATCCTTTTCATCAAGACCAAGCGGAAGTTCGACTTCTACGGGTTTATCGTCAATTGTTTCACGTGAAACATTTTCTTCTCTAACTTCATTTTTTTCTACTGTAGACATGATTTCTCCTTATATATGCTGAATGTCTTCTGGATCAACGATGGTAGCTATCACTTCATCATCATTGATAATTCTTACTTCACCGCCTTCAATTCTGAATCTTGAGCCAGAATATCGACCAATGCATATCCATTCGCCTTCTTTACACCAAGGCTCTCCATCACCAAATTTATCTTTATCTTTATAAGCAAGAGGTCCTACTTTCAAAACGTAGGCAACTACTGTTGCCAAAGCTTCTCTTTGTCGGACTGCATCTGGTAAATGAATTCCACCTTCAGTTGTTTCACGCCCTTTATAAGGCATAACAAGGAGTCTCCAACCAGTAGGTTGGGGTAGTCTTTCTTTTAGTTTGAGATCGTCTGTTTGAGGTTTGTTGTTTTTTAACTGTTCTTTTAAATAATCAGGTACGTATAATGTCTTCGGCATCTTCAAATTTTCCTTCCAGCAAGGACTTGATTTCTTCTCGAGTGTATGAGAGTCCTTGTAACTCACCCACTAGCTGCTTGTAGTGTTCGTGGTTTTGAACACCACCAGTTGTCAGCGTCAAGACGATGTCGTCTTCACGTTCTTTTAATCTTTTGTACAATTTTTTAGAAAAGTCAACTATATCCATAATTATTTCCAAAAATATTCATCTTGATCACCTAGTCTATATTCAAAGCCATTCTCTACTTGATACTCAATTGTACTGACTTTAAAGTCTGGTTGTTTAGGTTTTTTAGGTGTCAAACTGTTATCGTATACTCTCATCCTATTGTTGGGGTACAAACAAAACTGTCCATTATCTAACTTCAATAAATTAAATGACTTATGTTCTGCAGGTTCCTCACTAGTCGTGTAGTCTATAACATCAGCATGTCCATGATAATTATCAAGTGTACAAATGTAAGATCCATGCATAGTGCCATGATCCCTAGTCAATATTTCATAATCCATCGAGCCTATAAATTGTTTATGACAAGCTATAACATTATAATCCATACAATTCCAAAACTGTAAATTTGGTAGATTTAAATCTACTTCTGGAGTTTTAGGTTTTGACAAAAATGCACTAATAGGAAGTTTATCATATAATGCACCATAATCTGGTAAAAATGTTTCAAAGTAAAAGGCTCTCCCTGGTATAGATTTAGCAGTGACCCATACACCTTTTACAAATTCTCCATGTCCATCTTGATGATCTCTTAAATATTCTCTTCGAACATAAACACTCATAGATGGTAAATTACATACAAGTTCTGCCATATATTAGAATGTGCCGCTAAACTTTGTACCAGACATTGCTGCTCCAGTTCCTCGTTTTTGTTTTTCTGGAATTTTCATTGATATCTCAACAGTCTTGATCATAATCTTACCACCGCCTTCGTATTTCATGGCATCGTCTACAGAACCTCCGCCCATCATACCAACATCAAACTCTTTAGCCAAATCGGACTCTATTTCTCTGATTGCATCAGTATCGCCTTTATCTCTAGCAGCGTCTAACTTATCCATTAACATTTTGTAACGAGGATCGTTTTCCATGTTAGTTGCTCCACCACTTGCCATTTCTCTTTTGCCACGAAGTTTTGTAAAGTCATCACCAGTGATCTCTCCAAAAGGTGGTGCTACATCAAGTTTTTTTTGGCCGCCCACGAGGTCTTTTTTCATTTTTTTTCTCTCCTATTTTTGAGGGTTTGTTTTGCTTTCTTTGCGATTCGAGCTTGCTCATTTTTTCCTGCAACTTTGGCTCTTTGTTCCATGACAGTAAGGATTTGAATTTTTCGAGCATAAGGTTTATTAATTCTTTTGACTTTTGCAGCAGTTGCTCGAGCATCTGCCACAGTCGCATATTTAATTCTGACAGTGTCTTTAGGATTTTCATCGGTGTATAACCTCCTACCAGATTTTTTAGGTTTTTTACCAGTCCCAACCTTAGGATCTTTTCTTTTTCTTGCCATTCTTTACCAACTTTGACAAAACTTTAGATTGTTTAGCATGAGCATTAGACGCTTTTTTTAACATTTTTGCTACCTTTTTTACTTTTGCTTTGCTTTTATTCATTAGTGACATTAACAACCTCCATAGGTGAATCACACATTGGGCACTTATAAGTTATAAATTTAACCATGCCTGCAAAAGGTACGGGTTCTTCTACCTCTACTTTAGTATAGGCTATTTTATGAATATAACAAATTTCTTCTTGTTTCAATTTTTTCTTCCTTGCATGTATTCTTAAATGTCTAAATAAATCTTGCATTATTTATCTAAGTTTTTTACGCCTTTCACATGTTTACGATAAAAGTAATTACCTATCTTATTGAAAAATTTAAATAGTTCTAAATTAACTCTTGTCACTTCGTTAATCCTTTTTGCTTTTCAT